TTATATCTAAGTATGGTGTAGATGAAAAACAACTAAAAAAAATATGGAGTAAATAATGGCGATTAAAGACGCACCAACAAAAGTTATTGATGATGTAGGTCAAGAATATGACCCAACAGAAATACCAGAGTCAGAATATTCTGATGTAATTGAGTATATGGAAAAAACATATCCTGAAATGACAAGTGAGTTTAAAAAAATACAAAGAGACCAATACGAATTATTTTGTAAGAAACAATATGACTATGGCCCACAAAATATTGCGGTGGGAACAATTCTAAAGACAAAAGAAGATGTTAAGTTATCATTGTTAGGTATTTGGTTTCGTATGAATGACAAGATAGAAAGATTGAAAACACTATTGATGAGAGATAACAATCACGCAGTTGAAAATGAAAGTGTGATAGATAGTTTTTCAGATATATCAAATTATGGAGTGATGGCGAAAGTCGTGGCAAAAGGTAAATGGGCAAAGTAAGAAAATTTGACAAACCATCTACTGAACACTTTGGTGTTAAAAAGGGTGATAGATTTAAAACGATAAAACATCATCACGAGGTTAATGGAGATTTAGAAGAGGGAACTGAATTAGTGTTAGAAAGTATTGCACACTTTCCTACATTATATAAATTAAAAGATAATGATGGTAAGATGTGGACACTACCACTACATTCGGTTAAACAGATATGGGAAAGATAAGTTATAGTCAGTTCGCAATGTGGGACAAATGTCCTTACACTTGGAAGTTAAATTATGTGGATAAAGCAGAAACTTTCAAAGGTAATATCTACACATTGTTCGGTAGTGCTATTCACGAAACTATTCAAGCATATTTAGTTTGTT